CACGCGGTTAATTTCACGAATAATATAACCTGCAAACTTCAACCGCAGATTACGTCGAGTTTCCGAGAATTGAATCAAGGTAGAACCGTCGCCGAAAACAATCTCAAATAGTTTCATTTTCTTTCCCAAATTTTATAACGTACCATCACAAGCAAAAACATTAGATTGGCAAAATAGTTAGCCAATAGAGGCAGATCCATTTTCGGCAGCACATATAGAATGGTGAGAATCTCGCCACCAAGCCACGCCAAAAGGAAAAACCAATTCAGCCCCCTAGAATGTCCGTCCCGCATACACTGCCATGCTTGCGGAGCACCACATATTGCAAATAGAATGGAACCGAGCCACCCTAGAATCTCAGTGTTCATTGCAGAAATAAATGATGATGATGGGAGCAAATGCGTAAACAATAACTATCAAGAATGTATACTGCAGCATGCTAAATCAACCTGAAGAAAGCAACGATATTAGCGGCAAAGAATGCCAGAGTAAAGCCCGAATGTTCCTCGTTAATATATATCGCGACAATCGAACTGCACAAGAATGCAACAATGCCGAAAATCACAAAACCCGTGGCACAAAGCCATGCGCCGATTACAGCCAACAAACTAGGAAAGTTTTTCATTTTGCGCGACTCGCAGCCCATTTAGTATTATCAAAAGGATGGCATCTTTCGGGTAGGATACCCAAATCATTAGCCATTACCCATTTCCAGCCTTTACCGTGTCCATTATCATCGTATTTAGTATATGCTACCAAATGGGCCAATTCGTGCGGGACAACCCAATCAATAAACCTTTCGCCATGTTCCAGAAGCAAATCATGGCTTAAATCAATATATTGGGGATTCTCACATGTAAAAGCACGGCCGCCAGTGGTTTTCAGCCGCTTATTGATGATAATGGCAGGGTAACGAATTTGAATATCGGGATATATTGCACGCAGTTTATTCCAAACGATATTCCGACGAATATCTGCCAGTGCGATCAGGTGAGCCAGTGTCTGTGCCATACCGCGATTCTAGCGCATTTTCGGCCCGCGTGCCTATACCCCTTCAAGTTACAGGTTGTTACAACTTTCTTCTGTCAATAGGTGTTTACCCTATTGACGCGGGCCGATTTTCTATGATAAAATCGGCGCAAACTGTAAAATTTGTAACAACCTGTAAGTTACAGGTTGTTACATTTTCGGCGCCGCAAAAGCCGACCAAATTGGTCGGCTTTTTAAAGGGAATAACCCGTGAAACCGTCGGCATCAACATCATCTGGTTCGATAACCAGAGATTCAAAGCATGCGATATCGGCTGCGCGCATTTCAAATCGACGAATAACGCATTGTCTGTATGTGCCGCGCAGAATAACCCGACCATAATGCAACAGTTTAAACATTCTATTATTTCCAGAATGTGAACAGGGTTTTCAGGGTAACCCATACGCTACGCTTGACGGTACGCACGGGAGCGGGAACCATCCACGAATCCAATTGGCGTGGAGTTGCTTGTGCCAATTGCATTTGGATATTCGCGTAAAATTCGCTGCGGTTTGCGCGCATGGTCAGTCTTTCAAAGTGGCTGAATTGGATTCTATCACATAGCATGGCCAGATTCTGCGTGCTTTGTTCACGGCAGCCTGAGCAGTCCTAGCCTTAACGATTACCGTGAACTTGCGATAGTCAAAGCGCACGGCAACGATAAAGGTCAGCATACCATTTGCCTTTTGGGTGGTGATCGAGTCCATGTATCTAATATAGGCGATCTGGTCCAGTTCGTCCACCTGCTTTACGCTTCTTTACATTGTAAATCTTTGTAACAGTGTTTGACGCGGCCCATTTTACTGTGGTAAAATGGCGCCTGCATACCCCTAGGGGTATGCGCTCCCTACTTCTTGCCGCTGTTGCGGCGGGCCTTCAGATCGCGGCATTCCTGCGCACGCTTCGCAGCATTACCAGTGTTTGCCTTACGAGCAGGGGCAGGCAGAGGAGCCAAACCGTGCGATACGCGGAACTCATTGATCTGCTTGAGATTCATTCTCATTACTCCTAGTGGTTAACCAACAACAATCGAAATGCCCGTGCGCACGTCATGCAGCGTGATGCTAGAACTATCGCGCTGCAAGCGGGCCAAGTCACGGATGCTAGTGTAAGAACTGGAACCGTACATCTTGAAGTCATCGCCACGCGCCCAGCCAGCGCGCAGTTCCAGCTCATTTGCATAGCGCTTACCCTGAGCAGTGGCAGACAGCAGCAGCAGGGGAGAGGAAACAGAACGCAGTGCCGTGAACATTTCAGAATCTCCTTAGTAGGAAAGAAGGACAACAGTCAATTCGCGCGCAGTCAAGTCAAAGATGCGCATAATTTCTTCTTCGGTCAGGCCTTCCAGATATGCGGCCATGATCTTTTCTTGCATGTTAGGCTGCCTTCAGTTGCGATTGGAAAACATTGATGATACGATCACCGTCAATCTGCACACGCGCAGTGGCCACGCCACGCAGTTCAACGATAGTGCAATTGTACTTTTCAGTACGCCCGCTAGAGAAAACGGTAACGATAGCACGCGCGCCATTGGTAAGCATGTTCTGCCCTTTGGTGGTTGACGATGAAGATCCCATATACGTAATATAGCGCATCCTAGCCTGTCTGTGTGCAGCTTTACAAATTGTTACATCTTACATATTGTTACACAAGTTACAGACTGTTACAAATGGGGGCGGTTAGCAGACTGTAACAAGATGTAACACCGCATAGCCCACCCCCACGGCCTATTTTAGATTTTTATCGCCCATACTTTGGGTGCCATTCCACGCTATAAAATATTATAAATCAATCAACCGGTATAGTCAAATCTAGATTCCACAACCCAAAAAATTTTTGCACTTGCGCTACCCGCCCACAAGCGATATAATATAACATATTCGTATAACTATAACAATATTATGAGCCTTCCAGTCACAACCCCAGCGGAGACGCTAAATATAAGTCCAGAGGCCCTAGAAGTGGCAAATGCCTATCTTCAGTGCCAGGACGTCAAAGAAACCGCAGACTCTCTAGACATTACAGTCGAATTAGTGACTCAAATACTAACTAGACGTGAGGTCAAAGCGTACATCGACCATGTGTTTATGAATATAGGGTTCAATAATCGGTTTAAGATCCACGCTGCGATGGATGCAGTGCTAAAGCAAAAGTTCCAGGAGCTAGAAGAGTCCGGAATGGGGTCAACCAAAGATATTGCAGAACTTCTAGCCCTTAAGCACAAGATGACTATGGACGAGCTAAAGGCACAGACTGAATTGGAAAAGCTGCGTCAGACGAATATCAAGAATCAAGTCAATGTACAAATTAACGACGGAGTCTCCGACGGTAGTAGGTATAGTCAATTAATCCAATCACTATTAGGCAATGTTCAACAAGGCACTTAAATACCTAACTAACAAGCGTCCAGAAAAAGCAGTTCCACTATTTATGAAACTGCTTAAAGATGGAGCTGAATATAAGGAAATCTATCTAAACCTAGGCTCCTGCTATAAAATGCTAGACAGAGATGATGATGCGATCGAAATGTATCTGAAAGCCGCCGATCCACTAGTACCTTTTACTAATAATAGCTTCGTAGATGAGTATCCTGAAGCTCTTAATAATCTAGGGCTAATGGCCGGCACATACCAAGAAGATGATATTTCATTAATGTACTATCGTAGAGCTATAGCCGCTAATCCCAAATACTACGATGCTTACTGGAATATGGCTAATACTTTACTGCGTAAATATTCTAGCCGCAAATATGACAATTTGAAGTTCTGTTGGGAACTATATGAAAATAGATTCAAGCGTACTCTAGCACCCGTAACTTTAAAATCCCGTGCACCTGTGCTACATTGGATGGGAGAGAATGTAGATACGTTGTGTATTCTAGCAGAACAAGGTATGGGCGATCAGCTAATGTGGGGTAGATATTTAGCCCTAGCTGCTACTCGCTGCAATAAACTTTATGTACAGTGTAATGAGTCGATGAGAGTATTCTTCTCCTCGTATAATACCTGTAGCGATCCTAGTGAGATCCCCGGTACTGTTTATGGTATCGGGATGTGTAGTCTAGGTCGCATATTTAATCAAGGATTACCAGATGGAGAATGGCTAAGTGACAGAAATATTTCGAAAATACCCAACGGGAAACTGGACATTGGGGTTACCTGGTCCGGTAATCCTAATCACGCTAATGATAGGCATCGTTCTACTGAATCCTCCCGCTTTCGGACTCTTGCAAAGTTTGGTACTCTATATACTCTTAACCCTACCGAAGCTGGTAGAGTGGGTTTTGTCGACCTAGCATCATCTTGCTGGTCTGATAGTATAACTGCCCTTTCGCACGTTGATCTAGTAATCTGCGTAGATACTTCTATTGCACACTTATGTGGTAGTATGGGTAAGCCATGTTGGCTACTTAATATGAGAAAAGATCCAGACTGGCGATGGGGTGACGATTCGATGGGATATGACAATGTGTGGTATCCATCGGTACGTGTATTTAGAAATCCGGGAAACTGGGATATTGTATTTAATAATGTGGAGATAGAACTTGAGAAGTTGTCAAACAGCCTACGGACCGTGTAAGTTCTATGGTAAGGATATGTTTATTGGTCGATCGCTGTACGCTTACGGCGAGTGGGGTGGAGAAGAAGCCTCGGTAATTGCTCATTTAGCAGTTTCTGGAGGTGGATTAGCTTTAGATGTAGGAGCTAATATTGGCTTCATGTCTATGGCTATGCTAGACGCTGGTTGTGATGTTGTATCTTTTGAACCACAACCCGCACTATTTGATTTACTAGTAGAGAATACTAGTAAATGGCAAATTCATAGCAACTTTACCCGCATTCTGCCATTCGCGCTATCGGACTTTAATGGTACATCCACTATGCCTAGGATCAGGTATGGAGAGAAAGGTAATTACGGCGGCTTAGCACTTGGTCAAAGAAGCGAACTAGGCGTAATCGAAGTAGAATGCCGCACTTTAGACTCAATGAGCTTTAATAAAATAGGCTTCATTAAGATCGACGTAGAAGGCCATGAGACTGCTGTATTGCGAGGTGCTAGGCAAACCATCCTACGTGACCGACCTATAATGTATATCGAAGATGATCGTCCTGATAAATCCTTACATTTACAAGAAATGATTAAAGGAATGGGTTATACTATCGAACGCCACTATCCTAAACTCTTTAGAAAAGATAACTTTGCTGGTAATCCAGTAAATATCTGGGATGTAGAGTATTCGTCCCATAACCTGATTTGTAGACCATGTTAACTGTTTCTAGAAAAGATGTAGATACTGAACTAATTACAGAATACCCTGCTGCGACTAGATTCATTAAGCTGCCAATAGTTCCGTATTTGAAACTATTGCCTATCATGGACCCAGAGACTCTAGAGAAGACAAATGCTCTAGAATGTATCAATAGACCTCAAAAAGCGTTGATCAACGCGATTAATAATCCTGCGTATCGATTCGTATGTGCAGCACTAAGTCGTAGACTTGGTAAGACTTTCATTGCTAATGTAATTGGGCAACTAGTATCATTAGTACCTAACTGTAACGTACTAATCATGTCGCCTAACTTCTCACTTAGTTCGATCAGTTTCGAATCTCAGCGAAAGTTAATTAAGACCTTTGATCTAGAAGTAGCTCGTGATAACTTAAAAGACAAGATTATTGAACTGTCTAATGGTTCGACTATTCGTATGGGCTCTGTTGGTACAGTCGATAGTTGCGTTGGACGTTCCTATGACCTAATTATCTTCGACGAAGCTGCTCTTAGTGAAGGTGGACTTGAAGCTTTCAATATTAGTTTACGTCCTACTCTAGATAAGCCCAATTCCAAAGCTATCTTCATTTCGACTCCTCGGGGTAAGAATAATTGGTTCAGCGAATTCTTTCACAGGGGCTTTAGTGACGAGTACCCCGCTTGGTGCTCTATACATGCTGACTATTTCGAAAATGACAGAATGAGACCATCTGACGTAGAGGAAGCTAAAAGCACTATGTCTAAGGCTGAATTCGAGCAGGAATACATGGCTAACTTCAACGTATATGAAGGTCAGATCTTCCAAGTAGATAAAGATCGAAATACGGCGGATTCATTTGAAATGCATGACCGCTGCGAGTCATTCGCGGGACTGGACCCCGGGTATAAAGACCCTACAGCTTTTATACCTATAGTATACTCTGAATTAGAAGACTGTTTCTACATAGTAGATGAGTATCTAGAGTCAGAAAAGTCCACCCCAGAACACGCTGATAGTTTTAAAGAGCTTATTAATAAATGGGGTATTGATGCTATTTTTATAGATCCCGCTGCCGCTCAATTTGCTGGTGATTTAGCCTATATACATGATATAGCCACGATCAAAGCAAAGAAAGATGTGTTAGCAGGTATTGCTTTTGTTCAGGGGCTATTACAACAAGGCAGATTAAAAATACTTAAGCACTGTACTAAAACACTAGCAGCCTTTGACCAGTATCAGTGGGATAGCAGAGAAACTCTCACGAAAGAAAAACCTGTTCATACCCATAGCCACATCCCAGATGCTGTAAGGTACGCATTAGTAACTTACACTTTATAATTAAAGCCGCTAACTAAATATTAGCGGCTTTTTTGTGCCTGTAAAAATTGAGCTTGTGCTACATATGCTGTACTGGTATAATTAGTGTAGTTAAGATAATAGCGTGAGAAATATGGCTAAAAACACAGGCAACAATAGAATACCCGTAAAATGGGTAAGAGATAAGGCTAAAGCAGCCTATGATAAAAAAGATACTTGTTACATTTGCGGCACTAATATAGACCTGGAATTACACCATACACGCTCAATAACAGTCCTCCTAGAGAACTGGGCCCACAAAAATCACTACGATATTTCTACTGATGAAGGTATTTTGGCCGTTCGAGATCAGTTTATCGCTGAACATCACAAAGAGATTTATGATGACGTATTTACTTTATGCAATAGGCATCACGTAATGCTGCATGGAATATACGGAAAAAAGCCTGCTTTGTATACAGCGGATAAACAAGTGATCTGGATTGAGAAACAAAAAGCAAAAATATCTAATGGTGAAATTATTGTAGCAGCTAATGTAGGTCATAGTTTCTTTAGTGCATTTACGTAAGGAATAATATGACATGGTATAACCCAAAAACCTGGTTTAGTACGAATGTAGAGAAACTAAACCCGGCTCAAGAAATAATCAGTTACGAAGCAGGCTTTAATATAGGATCGTCTGCTGCTAGTAGTAACTACATGACGGCTTTCAAAAATTTAGAGGCAGTAAACAGAGCCGTTAGCATGATAGTCAATGGTTGCGCTAGTCTAGACTACGATGTAAAGGACAAGACACATGATGGTACCGTACCCGGTATACGTACCAAGACGTTATACAATCTACTAAATTTTAGGCCTAACCCTTATCAGAGTGTACAGGCCTTTAGAACTGCAATATTTACAGATTTCGTTATGGAGGGTAATGCCTTTATATACTATGATGGTGCATTTATGTACCACTTACCCGCTATTAATGTTCAGATAGTACCTCACCCCAAAACATTTGTAGATAAATATACTTATAACAATATAACAGACTTTAGACCGGAAGAGATAGCACATTTTAGAGATATCTCATCGGACTCTATATACAGAGGATCTAGTAGACTAAAAGCCGCTGAAGGTAATATTAAAACCCTGTATAAGATGCAAGAGTTCCAGCAAGGATTTTTTGATAACGGTGCGGTTTTCGGCTTGGCACTGACTACTGATAATACTCTAAGTCAAGTAGCGAAAGATAAAACAATAGCTAACTGGCTACGTAACTATAATCCTAGAAATGGCGGCAAAAAACCTGTAATTCTAGACAGCGGTTTAAAGCCCATGCAGCTAGCCGGGCAGTCCACCACTTTCAAGGATTTAGATTTTGATACTAGTATTAAAACACATAATGTAAAAATATTAGAAACCTTGGGTGTTCCCCCAGTTCTTCTAGACGGAGGAAATCAGGCAAATATTGCCCCTAACTTAAGACTATTTTATTTAGAAACCATAATGCCTATAGTCCGTAAGTATATTTCCGTCATGGAACTTATGACTGGGTATGACATTGATGCCGTAACCAGTAACGTATCTGCATTGCAGCCTGATTTAAAAGATATCGCTGCGTATCACACCACATTAGTAAATGGTGGTGTGCTGACTCCCAACGAGGCAAGGGTCGAATTAAGATACGAGAAAGATAAGGACCCTGAAAGTGATAAATTACGCGTACCTGCTAATATTGCTGGGTCAGCTGCAAATCCTAGCGTGGGTGGAAAACCTAAAGCTCCTGCTGCGGAACCGAAGCCGAAAGCTTAGGTGGTATTGTTATAGACGAGGAGTACTACCAAGTGTAGTTAGGGTTACTGAACCAGGTGGACTATAAATAAGGAAATACAAGCAACCCCCATGTAAAAAATGGGGGTTGACTTTTTCTTGCCTAGATAGTATAATAAGAACAATGTAAAAATATACCTGGAAAAGGAGTATCGATGAATGACTATTAAAAATAAAGTATTTCATCTAAATAGTAAGTTCATCAAAGAACTCCCTAGTGCGGATGAACCTATTGATAGTATCTTTATTAGCGGATATGCTAGTACGACTGATGTAGATAGAACCGGCGATGTTATCCCAGCGAGTGCTTGGGAAGCAGGTATGGCAAATTATCTAAAGAATCCTATTCTATTAGCTTACCATGATCACGACGATCCAATCGGTCGTATGGTTGAACATAAAGTAGATGCTAAGGGCCTATGGATAAAGGGTAGAATTTCTGCAGCCGCAGAAGTATTTAATCTAATTAAGGATGGTGTATTAACTGCATTTAGTGTCGGTTTCCGAGTACTAGACGCGGAGTATAAGCCAGAGGTAGATTTATTTGTAATTAAAGAACTAGAACTGATTGAAATTTCAGTGGTATCCGTACCAATGAACCAAGAGACGTTGTTTAGTTTATCTAAGTCATTTGATAATGACGCTGAATGTAAGAGTTTTAAACTGCAGTTTGCACCCAAAAGCGAGTCAGCTAAAGGGCTAGAATCCTCTAAGGAAGCAAAAGGCACAACATTAAAGGAAATTGGAATGGATCCAAAAGAATTAGAGCAAATGCTAGCGAATGCTGCCAAGTCTGCCGCCGAAGCTGTCCTAGCTGCACAAGCTACGGAAAAGGCTCTAGCCGACAAGAAAGCTGCTGAAGAAGCTGCCATGCAGGAGCGCATTAATAAGGCAGTTGCCGCAGTAACACCTTCTACCACTGGAGCCGAAAAGCTACTAGCAGATGTAGAGAAACGTTTCTCTGAGCAAGTAGAGTCTCAGAAGAAAGCCCTAGAAGGCCTAGAGGCTGCACTAAAAGAAAAGGCAGATGAATTAGCTGCTATTCAGAAAAGTAAGATGACCTTCACCGAAGGTAAGACTGGTGACGCTACCAGTTATGAAGAACGCGAAAAGGCCGTTCTACTATCCAAGTTTACTGGTAAGTCAATTGAAGGCACCAAGTATGGTCGTCAACTGATTGAGAAGGCCAGTGTTGGTGGTAAGGATCCTTCACACATGGCATCTACCACTTGGGAACTTGAAGTTTCCCTAAACATGGAAGCTGAAATTCGTCGTCGTTTAGTCATTGCCCCTCTAATCCGCAATATTAATATGGCGACTAACGTTATGACTATGCCATTAAATCCAGAAGCTGGATATGGTACATGGGTAACTAACGCGCAGTTCGGTACTACAAACTCACCTGGTGCTGCTCAAACTCACCAAATGAAAGAAATTACTCTAAATAGCTACAAGTTAGCTACTACAGAGTATCTAATGTATGAAGAAGAAGAAGACTCATTGATTGTTCTTCTACCTATCGTACGTGATGCAATGGTACGTCGTGTTGCCAAGTCTGTTGAAAAGGCGATGGCTCGCGGAGCCGGCGCCGGTGCTGATCCAGTTAAGGGTCTAGCTCTATATGACGCTACTTCCGCTGTTCTAGTAACTAATACTGGTGCTGCTAGCGTAGCCTCCCTACGCGCTTTACGTAAGGACCTAGGTACATGGGGTCTAGAGCCTGATGGCGTAACGTTCCTGGTATCTAATGACGTTTACTACGATCTACTAGAAGATACTAGTTTCCAGACCATGGATAAGGTCGGTACTAAGGCTACTATTCTAACCGGCCAAATTGGTATGGTTGGTAATAGTCCAGTTCTAGTTTGCTCAGAACTAGATAATAAGGCCGCAGGTGGTACTTCTAGTGCTACTACTAACTACGGTGCTATCGCTGTCGCTACTTCCAACTTCATCGTTGGTAATCAACGCGGTCTACGTTTCGATACCCAAGACCTAGTTGAAACTCAACGCAAGGTTCTAGTAGCAAGTCTACGTACTGGTATGCAGCAACTAACCACTAACGTTGGTGGTGGAGTGTCCGTACTACGTTGGAACTAATCTAACTATTAAGATAAGGGCTTCGGCCCTTATCTTTTATAAACGTACTATCCCTATATAATAATGCAGTGGTAGAGTGGGTTCGATTCCCGGCAGCGGTTTAAAGACCACGGCTACTGTAAATAGTGCGTTTATAAAAGATAATAAGGAGATAGAATGGGACTTCCATTAATAACAAGAACGGAATACAAGGCATATGTAGGAATTACTAGCCCTAATTCCGACGCAGTTATTGATGCCCTAATTCCGAAAGTAAGTGAATTAGTAAAGAATTACTGCCGTAGAACTTTCGTAGACTATGTCAATGATGCTAAGATAGAGACCACTAGTGGTGGTTATGGAAAAAATTTACTACTAGCAGAGTATCCAGTTATATCCGTTACAGGCGTTGGCTGGAGTGAAGATTATGGTCAGAACTATACTGACCTAGTAGAATTTACAGATTACGTAGTTGAAGTAGAAAAAGGACATATTGTATCTCTAGCAGCAAGCGGTGAATGGGATAAATGCCTAAATGGCTATCAAGTTACTTATACTGCTGGATACGAGATTCTACCAGAAGATTTAAAGCTGGCTGTTATGGATTTAGTTACCTACTACATTAAGAATGACGCCTCTGTGCATAGTCCGAAGGCCCCAGGTACTAACAGCGTACAGATTGAATATATTACTAGTTCTGCCTTTCCTGCGCATATTAAACGCGTATTAGACTTATATAAAGCGAGCTGGGATTAAATGGCTACCACTGCTGATCTACGTTCTAGAATAAGTAGCGTATCTAAAGAATTAAGCAGTATACTAAGTAAAGAATTCAGAACTGAGTTAGACACTAGAACACATATTTTAGACCTATCATATGAAGCGCTAAAGGTAAACGTATACAATAGGTCAAAATCTCTAAGTAAATTAGAGTTAGCCGCCTACGATTCTGTTTATAGTAAGCTAATCGCAGCCTGTGTAAAAGGTGTGCCAAAAGATAGAATATTTACCTCTATAGATTTAGTGCCTAAGAATATTCTCGATACGCTAGCCACTAAAGGTGTAATATTAATTAATAGTGGTATTAACGATATATTTATTGTTGGTAATAGCTTTGAATCTATTAGACGTTTCGTAACTAATAAAATCAGTAAGGATCCTAGTTTAAGGGCCAGTAGGTTTGGTACCAGAAATATATTCTCACCTAAAACAGACGCTAAAGGTAGAGTACTTGCGGACGAGTATACAAAGACTACCCGATCCAATATAGATATAGGACATATACCTACAGAAGGTAACGCTAATCTTAGCTCTCCACTAGAAGAAAAACTATTGGCTGTAGAACAATGGGCATTAGCTCAAAGTAATACTAAAGCAGTTAAAGCAGCTAGAGCAGCCATAAATAACTTATATGATATTCAGGCTCAGTTCGACTATAGTTTTAAGAATACTTCACCTGAGGCTATTCAAAAAGCTAAAAATATACTGGGCGAAGCCTATATAGTTGTTACATTACAGACTTCTAAGAAGAATAATCAATTCTCTAATAAAGAAGCTGCAATATACTTTAAACTATTAAAAGACTTAGCTGTTGCCCTAGATCCTACGACTATATCGGGATCTAATAATATAATTCAAGATATAGAGCAAAGCGTATCCAATATATTTACTGGTAAGAGGTCTAAAACACACGCCACACAAAAAGCTACTACTAAAGTTAACATTAAGGCTAAAACACAAAGTATAGGCAACGTATTTAGAATACCTATACAAGGCTTTATAGATAAAGTAATCCCAAGTAGTACCAATTTATTAGCGATCCTACAAGCGGGTATTAATAAGCAGGTAGCCAAGAATATGGGCAAAGGCCACGAATCTAGAGTTTTAAATTATAGAACTGGACGTTTTGCTGAATCTGTTCAAGTGCAGAGATTGTCAGAGTCAAAACAAGGTATGATTACCGCATTTTATTCATATATGCGTAATCCGTATGGAACGTTCTCCGAGGGGGGAAGGCAGCAGTTTCCTAAGACTAGAGACCCTAAACTGTTGATATCTAAAAGCGTAAGAGAATTAGTAACACCTATCGTAGGGGCTAGAATGAGATCGGTATTAGTTTAATATGACAATCGGAATTTATAGATTAATATTTAATGGTACAGATAAGACGTATATTGGACAATCTGTACGTATTGAAGTAAGATACCTAGAGCATTTACGTAGTATCAAAAATGGTAGTGCAAATACTAAGCTACTAGAAGCTAATAAATTATATGGTAAACCAGAATTAGATATTATACTAGAATGTCCTATAGAGGAACTAGACACTTGGGAAGATGAGGCTATAGAAATATTTAATTCTGTAGACAACGGATTTAATGTATATAGATATAGTAACCAGGTACCTGAATATACTAATGAACTAGGTTATGGTAATAACAAATATTCTCAAGATCAAATAATTAATGTATTCAATTTATTAGTAGATAAGCCTGAGTTATCTTATAAGAGTATCTCGGATATAACTAATGTACCCGTAGATACAATCACTACAATTAGTAATTTAAAACAACATACTTGGTTATCTGAAGAGTTTCCAGTTAAGTATGGACAGTTAAAGCAATTATTAGGTACTAGAATAAAATCTTCTCGTAATATAGTTTCTGATAAACTATCCGCTAAAGCTCAAGGAATTACCTATCCTTTACTATTCGACCCATACGGTAATTCTTATATAGTAGAAAATGCCTATAAATTTGCAAGAGAACATAATTTAGCAGGTAATCATCTTACAGAAGTATTAAATGGGCATAGAAAGTCCCACAAGGGGTGGAAAATATGTCAAGACGAGTAAGTATAGTAAAAGCAATTGCTGAAAAATTAAAGATTATTGACGGAAACGAGCCATATAAGGTTAACCTATATGGTCAGGCTTCTGCCCGTTTAAAGTTCTGGGATGAATGTAATATGTTTCCGGTGGTCTTTGTAGTTGCAGGATCAGAGTCCAGAGAGTATCATCCTTCGGGATTTGCCTGGGGCTTCTTAAACGCCTCAATCAAAGTATACTGTAAGGGTGAAGATTCGCAAGCAGAGCTAGAAGACCTATTAGAAGATGTGGAAAAGGTTTTAGATAGTACACTAGGCATCGTAGTATATGATGAGACTAATGGATACGAAACCTCCGAAATATCAATTACATCAATTACAACAGATGAGGGCTTATTAGCTCCCTACGCAGTAGGAGAAATAAACATCCTTATACGATATCAAATAATGAAATGAGATTTCGTACCTCTTAGTACGAAGAAATAGTATTCAAATACCAATACAGATAATAATCTAGTTAGAGTACTAGAATACATAGAAATAAAGGAAAAAGGATGGCAACATTCAATCTGGTACGTAATAGTAGAGTATTTTTCTCTACCAATGTAGATGCTTCTACGGGTGTATTAGCAGCTACTGGCTATACTACAGCTAATACACAGGAGCTTCAAGTTCTTGATGGATTCAGTTTTTCACAACAAAGTAATGCAGACGCTGTACAGATTAGCGAAGCAGGTAGTACCCCTGTTCGTGGCCAGCGCTCATTTAATACTAGTCTAAATAATGTAGAAATTACTTTTTCTACATATTTACGTCCACATAAGCCAGCAGCAATAGTTACTGCTGAAGAAGCTGTATTATGGAATGCGCTTCTTGGTGACCAACCATTAGCTACTTCAGTGACCATTGGCGGTACTCCTTCTACTGCAACCTACGCTACCGGTACAGGTATTCTGACTATCGGTGGAGCAGCCATGACTTATGCAGGTATTTCAGTAGGGGATATTGTTACTATTTCTGGTCTTGGAGGAGCGTCTGCTTCTCGTGCTAATGTACCTGGAAAAGTATTAACTCTAGGTGCTGCATCTATTACTGTACAACTACTAGGCGCTACTACGGCTGCTATGACTCTAACTGCCGGAGTAGGCGTTAAGTTTAATAAGTCTGCATGGGTAGACAACGCCGCCGTTGCTGCGGATACCGAACCAGGTGTAGGCAATGTACCTTATGGACAAGTTACTACAGCTGTATCTAATAAGAATCAACTACAAAAGTTTGGTTTAATTATCAAGGTAGACGGCATTACCTATGCTATTGATAATTGTGCTATGGATCAAGCTAGTATTGACTTCAATCTAGATGGTATTGCTATGGCTTCCTGGACCGCTAAGGGTACTGCTATCCGTGAACGCGCCGTTTCCTGGTCTACCGCCTCTGACCCAGTACTAACCGGCGATCTAGCGGGTACGTTAAAGGGTAAAAATACTGCAGCTAACTACATTACTAATAAACTATCTACTATTACTCTAAATGAGGAAATTGGTGGTGGTGGTTCAGCATATACATTAGCACTAACTGGTGGTAACATTACTATTGCTAACAATATTACTTATGTTGTTCCAGCAAATCTAGGTACTGTAAATCTACCTATTGGCTATTTCACTGGTACTCGTTCTGTATCTGGTAGCGTTAATGCTTACCTACGTACAGGCAGTGCTAATACAGCTGGTCTATTAAGTACTATGCTTACCAATGCTGCTACAAGCGCGGAAACTAAGTACTCACTAAATATTGCTATTGGTGGAAGTGCTAACGCTATTCGTGTTGAAACATTCATCTTCGGTGCTATGTTACAGATTCCAACTATCGACGCTCAAGCAGTTATGAGCACCACTATTAACTTTACCGCTCAAGGTACTGATTACTTAGGCGGTTCATCTGCTGGCTTCGACCTAGAAAATACTAACGATCTACGTATCCGTTACTTCTCTAGTTAATAGTTTTATGGTCCGCGGCTTGATCACCGCGGACTCTTTTTCCTCCACATTACAGAATAAATAAGGATAATAATCCATGTCAGAAACGCTATCTCTAAAGTCCCTTCTAGTTCCATCAAAGAGCGTAGAAGTGGAGTTTCCAGGATTCGAAGGTTTTAAGCTTAAGCTTAATTTTCTATCCCGTGAAACTCTAGTAAATATTCGCAAGAAATCTACTAAGACTACGTTTAAAAATCGTCAGCCTATCGAAGAACTAGATGACAAGCTATTCCTAAAACTATACGTAGCCGCAGCGATTAAAGGCTGGTCAGGTTTCAAGTATAAGTATTTGAACGAACTAGCACCCTCCGATATTGCAGAGGCAGACTTCGATAAAGAAGTACCTTACTCTGAAGAAAACGCTCTAGTACTAATGGAATCCTCATCTAATTTCGACGGGTTTATTAGTGAAACAGTATCTGACCTATCTTCTTTTACGAAGAGCAGTACTCAGGTATAAGTGAACAGCTAAAATCGTACTATCATAACTCGCAAGTTGGCATGACCAAGGCGGCGTATTTTGAAATGTGCGAGATGCTAGGTGCAGAGCCTATAGAGTCGGAGATCCCCACTGAGTACGACGATCTATTAATAGACGTTCAAGCAGCTTTAGATATTTATCATAAGCTCAAAGATGAATGGGATACAATGAACGGTAACTATCTTGGTAAAAGTTACGCTGGTATAAGCGATATATTCGATATATTAGAGGTTCCTAAGGAAGATAGAAAGACCTTATTTAATCTAATCGGTTTGATTGACAAGCATCGCTCAGAAGCGATAGCCGCCAATAAACCAGCAAAAACTGCAAAGTAGTAGAAGCCCCTCTCGAAAGAGTAGGGGCTTCTTTTTTGTCTAAAAAAATTTTGGGTATTGACAGGTACTTCCATACCTGATATAATTAGGGGATCATGAAATAGTGTACCTAAAATCTAGGGACCTAGGGATGGAGATAATATGGCAGATACATCTAGCAAGCATAATATTCTAGTAACGGATAACGGTTCCCTTAAGAATGTTAATAAAAGCGCTACTGAATTAAAGAATACACTAGATGCAGCGGGAATGGCTGCAGAACGTACTGCGTCCAAAGTAAAGAAGGCTAGTGCTCCGACACCTGTAGCCGCTGCCAGAGCTGCAAGAGATATGGGCGGGCAAGCCGCCGAAGACTCTGGCACTGCCAGAGGCGTCGGGGGGTTGACTGGTGCTGCGGGCCGAGACTTTGCTAAGCAATCGCAAGGTCTCGGTGGTTTAGTTCGTCTATACGCTACGTTTGCCGCTAATATCTTCGCCGCAACCGCTGCGTTTGGCGCGCTAAGCCGTGCTATGGATACCACTAATATGGTTAAGGGTCTTGACCAGTTAGGTGCCTCTTCTGGTAAAAGTCTAGGTAGCCTAGCCAAGCAAGTAGCACTAGCTGCCGATGGAGCAGTTTCTCTAAGAGAGTCTATGGAAGCTGTATCGAAAGCCTCTTCCGCCGGAATGAGTAATAAACAAATTCTAGATATGGCAGACTCTGCTAAGAAGGCATCCCAGGCTTTAGGTGTTAATATGTCTGATGCTATTAGTCGTCTAACTCGTGGTATTTCTAAATTAGAACCTGAACTATTAGATGAATTAGGTTTATTTACTAAAGTAGATAAATCTACTCAAGATTATGCAAAGAGTATTGGTAAGTCCGTATTAGCACTATCTGACTTTGAAAAGCGCCAAGCTTTCGCAAATGCTGTACTGAAAGAAGCTAAAGACAAATTCTCCGTCATTGATATTCCGGCTAACCCTTACTCTAAGTTACTAGCCAGTTTCCAGAATATTGCACAAGTTGGGCTAGAATTAGTCAATAAAGTATTAGGCCCTATTGTAAATCTACTATCACAAAGCCCCGCAGCTCTAGCTACGGTTATGGGATTAATAGGCATTACTTTATTAAAAACTGCAATACCTGCAATAGGTATGTGGAAAGACGGGTTAAAGAATGCCGCAGATGAAGCGAGAAAAACAGCAAAGGCTTTCAGAGAGTCCTTTGGAGATGAATTCCAAAGTAGAATGGAGGCCCGTTTTAGTATTCCAGATATTAAAAAGAAGTTGGATGCTACAGAAGCTGCTTTGGCAGCTACTCAGAAACGTATAGCTGCAGCAAGTACTCCTAATATAGCTTCAGTTAACAAACTGAAAGCTGGTAGCACTGAAGCTAACGATATTAAAAATGCAGAAGCGGCCGTAAAGAGAAAACAGGCAGCTCTAGATAAAGAGGCAGCAGGTGGTAAAGCTTTATCTGATGCAAAAAGAACACAAAATCAGAAAGAAATAGAGGATATCACTAAAATATTGGCTCTTAAAGAAAAAGAGATAGCACTTACTAATGAACGCCTTCGCCAACAAAGAGCATTAGGGCTAGCTACCGCTACTCTACAAGATCTAGCCGATAAACCCCTAACTAGATTTGATCCTGAAAAATTAGCAGAAGCTAAGTTACTAAAACTAGAGAAAGCGGCTACTAAAGGCTCGTTAATAGCCAGTGCCGCTACTAATGCTACTATTATTGGTGTTCGTAATAGTATGGCATTATTAAACAAAGAAATTACCGAAAAGGGTCTAGTAGGTTGGGATAAATGGACCACCCAGATTAAGGGTGGGGGTGCCGCAGTTATGTCCAGGTTAATGGGTATTGCAGGTGCTTTTAGCAATGTTACCATGATAATAGGTGCGGTAGTTGCCGGATTCCAAATATTAGATGCATTATTTTCCTCTAATAGTAAAGAATTAGCCGAATCAAAGATAGCTTTTGAAGCACTACAAGGAGCTATAGCAAGCACCGGGAGAACCATAGATGCTATTAACAAAAAGGATTCCTTAGCTAGTATCTCTACAGAATCAATTAATGCAAGAGCTACTGCAGTAAATGAATTAGCCTCTGCTTTCGAAGACAGTTTTCAAAAATTAAAAGCAACAGAACAAGCGGCCAACGGCTGGGACAGATTTATAGATGGATGGAAAAGTCTAGTAGGTGGAGGACTCCTAAAAAATTCTGCTAGAGACTTTGCAGCCTCAATGGCCAAGGCACTGGACGCCACCACAGGTTCGCAGAAGACTAATGCTACTGCTAAACTAAAACAGCTACTCGGCGTAGATCCTAGAGATATTGAACAGGTATACCAACTATTAGCTAAATCTCCTCAGAAAATTATAGAATTAACACCTAGAATATCCGCAGTTCTACGAGAACTTGGAATGGAGATGGGTAATGTAGCATCTTATGCTAAGCAATTAGATGAATCTTTTACTACTGCTGGAAAAGCATTTGACGCCGTTATATTTAGTGCAGTACCAAGTGATAATATATCTAAACTAGGTATGGAATCTATAAATGTTGGAAAGCAAATGGCGGAAGCTTTTAAAGATCCAGCTGTTGCGCTTGGCCAATTAGCTAATATTGCCGGAGACCTATCTAAGTTACGTTTTATGGATCCAGATAGTGCTAAAGAACTATACAAACTATCTCCCGCTATTAAAAAGAATGCTGCCGAATTACAAAACTATAAGAATATTCTAGTGGATTTAAGTACGCAGGAATCGGATATTATAAACAAACGAAAAGAAATTGAATCTAAGTATCCACAAAAAGATGCCACTCTTAGAAATAAACAGTTAGCAGCTGCAGGGATTGGTGATGCCCAACTAAAAGCAGTGCAAGAGTTAAAGGCAAGAGTCAATGGTTTAGTACAAGCAGCACAAGCCACTATGGAACCATACCTTGCTAAACTAAATACAATACAGTCACAAGTATTTAATAAAGGTGCCTTACTAGTAGAATCTGCAATTACGCAAGGTTTCTCTAAAGCAGGAATGATAGTATCTAAGGCATATGCTTCGCTACTATCTGGAGGTACCGGAGCCATTGAGTCTCAAGAACGTCTATCTAAAGCAGAAATAGATACTCAGATACAATCTATTAACGTGACTAAAAACTTAATCGATACGCAAGAAGAATTACGTAGAACAATTGAAGAAAGTAATATAATTGAAGCTCAGTTAGTATTGGCTCAACAATACGCTAATCCTACCCTATACGGAAAAACGCAAGAAGAGATTGCTAGAGAACTAGCCAAGTTATCAGACAGATTCAAGGCTCTTAGCCTGCTAAAAACAGGTATTTTTGACGGACCTAATGCCGGAAAAGCTCTGCGTGATGCTAGAGAGGGAAAAGGTACCGACGATAATAGTCCTGAAGTTAGAAGAATGGCCGCACAGGGATTTACTCCTGCATATCAGAGTAAACTAGCCATTAACGCTAAACTAGCTGAACAACAAGCAGCTAAACGTGCTATCGAAATAGAAAAAGAAGGTAAGCTAATTGAGTTAAACGCCTCTAAGAATAAAGAAGCACTAGTCGTAAAAGCCAGTGGTTTAGCTCTTCAGAAAACCCAGTTAGATTATGAAACCAGGCTACTACCTTACTTAGACCAAGCTACTATTTCTAGAAAAGAAGAACTAGAAAAGTCCATGGCTCTAAATAAACAGTTACAAGATAGACTGCCATTAGAGACCCAAATAGCTAAGGCTAGGAAATCTTTAGAGCTATCTTTAGCTGGAGGAGACACTAAACAAGCAAGAGCCGCCGTTGTAGAACTAGGAGAACTATATACTAAACTGGCTCAGGATAATGAAAAGTATTCTGACGAAGAGATTAATAGAGCTATAACTAATACTATATTTAGGATGGATAACGATAAGAAAGAGTTCGACCAACGATTAGCTCTTTCTAATATAGTATTTGCTAAAGAAGTCAATAACAGTAATACTTTGATTTCTTTGCAAGAAGAAAGTATGAATATTCTATCTGGACTAGGTAGTGTATCTCAGGAATACATTGCAGCTCAAACAACCTCTATTAATCTAGCTAAAGAAGAACTACGTAGTAAAGAGGCTATACAAGCAGCTACTACGGCTATTCTACAGGCAGAATTTGCTAAGAAACAATTAATAGCTACTTCTGGAATAAATGCTGCTGGTGTAGAAACATATAATGCCCAGATTGCAGCTAGCCAACAGTTAATAGCGAACGAAAAACAATTATCTAATACCAAATTAGTAAATATTAATCTTCAAGGTAAGTTCAATGAAACTCTAGCACAACAAAACGCTTTAATGTCCACAATGGTAGATATTACAACTACTCTATCAGATTTATTTGGTGAAGCTGGTAATACTATGGGTAAAGCCATGGAAACTATTGCCGCCACTGCCATAGAATATTCGAAAGCTCAGGAACGAAATGTAGCCTTACAAGAACGCATGTTCGAGCTACAGAATTCCGAGGGTGTGGATAGCGAAAAAGAAAAGTTAAAGTTACAGAAAGAAATCACAAAGAGCGAAACCTCTAGCTATATCGCAGTATCTAAGGGTATTGCTAGCGTAGCAGCTTCTGCTAAAAATATGTTCAAAGAACGTAGCGCTGGATATAAACTACTATCCGCTGTAGAAAAGGCCGCCCACGTAGCTACTTTAGCTATGCAGGCTAAAGAATTGGCTTCTACTATTGCTTCTATTGCGCCAAGTATTGCATCTGGTGTATCTAAACTGATTGCTCAAAGTGGTTGGTTAGGTTTCGCTGGTGCCGCGGCCTTCCTGGCCTTAATGGCAAGTTTAGGCTACGGTGGAGGTGGAGCATCAATGCCTTCCGGATTCGATGCTGCAGGGCAACAACAAGTTCAAGGTACAGGTCAAACATATCAAGAGGGTCAACTAGTAAATCGCAGTGGCGGTGCACTAGGTGACAATACTGCTAAAGCCAATTCTCTTAATAACGCTATAGATAAGATCGAACAACATAGTTTCTCTACTATGGAATATTCTAACGATATGTTAGATAACCTAAAGAGTATTAAGAAAAATACTGAAGGCTTATCAGCGATGATACTTCAATCAGGACTTAATACTAAAGGTTTAGATGCTAATGGCAATGTTGTTACGGGTGTATCAGGGGTTAAGGTTCAGAATGCGGATTTTGCGCATAAAGGGGCAGAATATATATTTAATGCCCTTGGATTGAGTCAAAATTCTGGTATAGGTAGGGCAGCGGGTAGAGTATCTACAGCTATTTTTGGCGGAAAAACTACCACCGAATTGCAGGATATGGGTATCGCCTTTACGGGAAATCTAAATAGCCTTATAAAGGCTCTAGAGGTTGGTGGTAAAGATATCGGTGCTATTTATCAAAATATTAAAACTACGGTATCTGGTGGATGGTTCCGTAGTGATAAAGTTAATATCAGTACTGAAACGCAGGCATTAGAAACTATTCAAGCCGAAGCTTTTGGAAATATATTCAAAAGCATAGGTGATACAGTTATGTCTGCTGCCGAAGCGCTGGGAAAAGATTCTACTCTTACCGCTTCATTAATTGATAGCTTCGATTTAGTATTTAAGACTAGTTTTAAAGGACTAAAACCAGAAGAAATTACCGCAGCTCTAGAACAAGAATTTAGTGTAACATTCAATCAGCTTGCTGAAAGAGTATTACCAGAGTTCCAGAAGTTTAGGAAGCCAGGTGAAGAGTTTGGAGATACTATTGTAAGACTTGCGCGCGACGTACAAGTTTCTAGTTTAGTACTTGAATCCTCCGGTATGTCAATAGGTAATCTAGCTAACGCACTAAAGCAAGGTGAAAGCATTCAAGAGGCTACAGTACGTATTACAGAAAGTCTAATCGACCTATCTGGTGGATTAGAGAAGTTTGTAAGTCAAGGACAGTTCTTTAACGAGAACTTCTTAACTGAAGCTGAACGTTTAGCCCCTATTCAGAAACGTGTAACTGATGAAATGAAGCGCCTAGGGTATGCTACTGTAGATACTAGAGAAGAGTTTGCTCAGGCTGTAAAGGCTTTAGACTTAACTACAACTAGCGGACAGGAAACATACGCAGGTCTAATGAACGTAGCTGAAGGCTTCGCCGAAGTATACGCGGAAACTAGAGCCTCAGTAAACGTACTATCAGATCTAAAGAAACGTAACGCTGAACTGCGTGATACATACGATAAATTAACACTAAGTTCACAGGCTTATCATGCTAAACTAACGGCTAGCTATACAGAAGAGGAACGTGCACTATACTATGTAAATAAAGCTTTAGAAGAGTTTAATACTGGTATCAGCGATGCACAAAAGCTATTAGACGATATTGCTATGTCCGGCTTTACAACTGAATTAGAAAAGATCGACTACTTAAGAGCTAAGGAAAGAGCTACATTAGAGTCTAGCAGTTATGCTATATTCGACCTAGTAACTTCCCTACAGCGTCTGCAGTCCGGCTTGGCGCAAGCTAGGCGTGATATGGAAACCGCGGGTAATACTCTACGTAGTGCTTTTTCTACTGCCTTATCCGCTGTTAACTCAGCTCAGAGTGCAGTAGCTTCCGGACAGAAAAGCGCCGCAGATAGATTTACTGCTGCTCAAAACGCACTATCAGCGGCTCAGTCTCAGGCTGCACAAGAAGCCGCTCAGATGGCTTTTGATATGGCTCAGGCTGCGCAAGAAGCCCGTAACGCAATGATTGATCTTTCCACTTCTATCAAGGACTTTATTAAGGAACTTGTAACAAGTGAATTAGGTCTTGGTACTGCGGAAACTAAACTACAAAATCTCAAATCTCAATTTGCTGAAACTCTAGGTAAGGCCAAGGCTGGCGATAAGGATGCGTTAAGTGCTATCCCTGAAGTAGCTAGAAACTTACTGACTGCTGCACAGGCTCAGTCAAAGAGTAAAATCGACTACATGAAGACTTATGGCCTAGTAACCAACGAACTGAATAGTATTACCACAGCTATTGATAGAGCTAATGGCACTACGAAGATTGAGAGTTCTGGAAGTAGCGCCTCAGGTGGAGGTAGCGGACTATACGAAGCGCAAGCCGAGTTTACTGCTGCTAAGGCCGAGTTAGAAAAATGGAACAAGGATGCTATAGAGGCCGGAGTTGACATTAACGCTCAGCAAAAGACAGCCATAGAAACTTGGAGAGAAGCCAATAAAGAATTCTTAGATCTGAAAGACACATTAGATAAGTTAGGTATCAAGTACGATGATCTTCTATTAAAACCAGAAGATACTATCCAACAAGCTATCGAAACGTATAGAAGCGCAAGTTTACAAGTAAGTACATTTACTTCTGAACTATCTGCCGCAACTGTAGCTCTATCTAGTCTTATTGCTTCTAATACCGCAGCTATGCAGGCGGAAGAAGATTCTAAGAAGACAATAATGCCTATTAATACCAGTACTGCCGATGGAAAGAGTTCTATACAAAGTGTAGGACCAACTCCTCCAGCCTCAACAGCAGCAGTTCAATCTGCTCCAAGTGTTAGTTCAGCAGCAGTTGAGTGGGATGGGACGGATGAATTTGGTAACGCATGGGGTAATCCACAAAATACAGGTATAATGCCGATTAAGTTAGCAGACAATCCTAAATACGAGTATCCTTCCTACGCAAGTGGTGGATTCTTTGATGGTGGATTAAGAATTGTAGGTGAGCAAGGTCCAGAAATAGAAGCAACTGGACCCTCTAGAATATGGAGTGCCGATCAGACTAGAAGTATGCTACAAGGTAATGCATCTAACGATGCGTTAATTGCAGAAGTTAGAGCTTTACGCAATGAAGTAGCCTCCTTACGTATGACCGCCGAGCAAACCGAAGCACATACAAGAAAGACTAAGGACACTCTAATTAGAGTGAGTGAAAACGGTAATAGTATAAAAACTACTGCTGCAGCGTAAATTAACTCAGGGGCCTAGGCCCCTGAGTATTTACCAAAGTTAGAAGATACTTTGGTAAATACTCAAAAAGGAACACAATAAATGCGAGTAATTACCCCCTTAGAAATTACAGATTCTGAGCTTATATCTAGTACTATACCAGAACCTACTGTAGGTACTGATCCTAACCTATGGGTATCCGGACGTGGATATGCTATAGGCGACAGTGTATACTTAGCTGATACTCATAAGACTTATACCGCAGTAACTACTATTAATGCTGGTAGCGCTGCATCCACGGTGTCTCCAGCAACAGATATACAGTTAGCGATACCAAAGTGGACAGAAGTTGGTAGTACTAATCGTTGGAATATGTTTGACGTATATCGCAATACATCCAGTGTTGTTGATAATACTTCCTGTACGGTGGTACTAGGTACTCCTATAGAAGAGGAGACTGCTGACTATGATCCATATGTTGATAACGTAGTATTATTAATTCAAACTTTTCCACAAAGCTTATCTGGATATACTATTAAGGATCAGTCTTCTTCTAATAAAGTACCGGTAAATATTAATAATGCCTCTTTAACTGTAGATTCTACTACGATGGCCACTCCTTCTTTATATTTTGCGGCTGGTTATTTCCAATACGCTGATAGCGAGGATTGGTATTTTCCAGCGGATTTTACTGTAGAACTGTCAGTTATGTTTAATGCGGCAGCATGTAATGGTACTAATAGAACTTCCATTATAGGCCAAGCAGAGAGTATAGGTCTTAGTGGTTGGGTAATAGGGACTACAATGGATCGTAAGTTTATTTTTGGATTCAGGACTTCAACTAATACTCCATATAACTTTACTGGAACTACTATTATACAGCCTAACACGGAATACTTTCTAGTACTAGTACGAAAAGGTAGTAGCATAAGTTTATACGTTAATGGAGTACTAGAAGTATCTGGTACTACTACTCTAGGTTTGTTAAATTCGGCACACCTTCTAGGTATCGGAATAAACGGAGAATTTAATTATAGTCATGGTGGAGAATATGGTTCCATGATGATGGGGTGGATTAGGGCAGTGAGAATTACTAAAGGCGTAGCTAGATATGATGGAAACTTTGCGGTTCCTACTATACCTTTCGCAAATTCCAGTATTAAATTAGCCCCCTCTAATATTAGTTCGGCTAATATGTCTACTCTTGATTTATACGATAGTAGTGTAGAATTTAAACTAGAGGGTATATCTGCTATACCTCCCAGCGATTTATCTATTAATAATGCAACCCCCACGTTCACTGAAACTACCGGACTAGCGCTAGATACTACATCTATGTCTGTAGATTCTTTAAACTTTACTGGAGGATATCTACAGTACGATCATACTAATATGTATGCGGGAAGTGATAACTTTTCTTGGGAGTTCTATGTTAGGTTTAATGCTACTTCAGTAGGGGATAGGCTTGTCATCGCAGGGCAAGCCGGACCTGGAGGCGGGGACAATGTTTGGTTTATAGGTAAGTATAATAACGAAACTCTTTTTGCCATGTTCAAAAATAGTAGTGGTACTATTTATATGGATAATAGCTACTTAAAAGTATCACCAAATGTAGACTACTATATTGTTTACGAAAGATACGGAAACACTGTAACAGTATATGTAAATAATACTATATATATTCAATTCCTGGTTTCAGGTGCTATGGCTGTATCATCTACTAAATTAGGAATAGGGGTAAATGGAGAATATATAGCCGGAGGATATGGAGGTAGCGGCGGATCTAGAATGATGGGTAATATAGGATTTGTACGCTTTACTCGTCAGGCACGATATACTAGGGCCTTAGGAGGATTTTTAGACTCTTCTAAGAGTCTAGCCCTATTAGATCTAGACGGTGTAGGATCTGTTCGCGTACTATGTGACTACTACAATGGCTCCGGGTATACTACTATATCTAATAATTTATACTATTTAAATACACGTAATGTCTACGATTGGTGGACGTATTTTACTACTCAATTTATCCCCAAAAAATCACTAGTACTAGAAAATTTACCAACTGGATATGCTGGTATGCGTGTTACTATAACTTTTACAGGTAGTAATCCAATGTCTATTGGTAGTTGTATTATAGGTGATTCTACATTTATTGGTAGACTGGCCCACGGAGCCGAACTAGACACACTGAACTTCTCCACTATGGAGAGAGATATATTTGGAAATGCTACATTAGTACCACGTAAAGAGGTTTCTACACTAAGTGCTAAGTTACACGTAGATAAGACTATTTTTGAAAATGTCCAGGCTATTAAAGCAGATTTAGATGCCCGTCCAGCGATATGGGTTGGTATAGAAGATCCGGACGATCCATATTATCATGCACTTATATTTCTCGGTATCTACAGAGAGTTTAATTTCCAGTTGGATAATCCTATAGGTCCTAGCGCTACATTAGAATTAGAGGAAATGTAATGAGAGTTGTACTACCTATCGATATTCTAAATCTAGAAAATGGATTAACATATACTTCCTCTATTCCAGTGGGAGGAGGAGATCCTTCAGCTTGGTCCGGGGCTCTTAACTACTCCGTTGGCGATAGAGTACGAGTAAATAGCGAAAAGAAAATTTATGAAAATGTTGTAGCAGGAATAGAAAATATTTCTCCACATCTAGGTACTTCTACTCATTGGGTCGAAGTTGAATATATGAATGCGTATGCAATGTTTGATACGTTACGTAGGACTAAATCTTACGCAAATAATTCAATAGATATAAATATAAGTTATAGTAATTCTATAGACTCGGTAATTCTTTTAGGACTAGTTAATGTGTCCTCTGTATATGTGAAAATGGTGGACTCTAATTCTGCAATAGTATACGAAGTAACAGGGGCACCCTCCAATGGTACTTATATTGTTAATAATTTACCAGGAACTACTAACTATTCACTACAAGTTTTAATTAATGGTCCTGGTAAGACAGTATATGTGGGTTCCCTGGTCATAGGTAAATCTGAGTATATAGGAGATATACAAAAAAATGTAGTAGTTAATACTAGAAACTATTCTCAGATAGATAGGGATATATTTGGAAATGTATCCTTAAACCCTAGAGGTAGTTCTCCTGTTACTAATAAGAGCTTGATAATAGAAGCCTCTTTGGTTAATCAGGTAGAAAGAACCAGAAGTAAACTAAATGCTATACCGGCCGTATGGATCGGATTAGATAATAACGAAATACCGGAGTATTATACTTCATTAGTTATACTTGGATTTTATAGAAAATTCACTATACGATTAGATAGCCCTATTCATGCTACTATATCATTAGAATTAGAGGAAGTGTAATATGACTACAATTACAGCGTTACCGGCAGTACCTAATTCAGCAGTACCAGCCACTTTTAATGCAGATGCGGATGCATTTTTAGGAGCTTTACCTACTTTTCGTAATGAACTAAATATAGTAGCTACTGAGGTAGTAAATAATAGAGATACTACTGATACTAATGTTACTTCTACTATAACATACAAGAATGAAGCACAAGCAGCCGCAGCAACAGCGGTCGGAGCCGCAGGTGCTGCTAAATGGCTAGTTGGTACTAGTTATTCTGAAGGTGATACCGCGTGGAGTCCAATTAACTATCAATCATATAGACGCAATGCTACGGGAGCTCCAGCTGCAGGTGGGGCTGATCCAAGCTCTAATTCGGACTGGTGGGTACCGATCACAATAACTATACCCGCACAATTTTTATTTAGTTTAGGAGTAATTTAATATGGCATTAAACGCCCAATATGCATCAACACCTGTAATTAGTGGCGTTGTACTTGCTGCTACTGCAGACACTTCTTTAACAAACCCAGTAACTGCTGTTGGTACTGTAATGACAGGAGCTACTAATGGCACTAGGATTTCAAAAATTGCTATTAAAGGAGTTGGTACCACTGCAGCAGGTGTAGTACGCTTATTTATCTATAATGGTACTACATACTATTTAATCCATGAAGTGTTAGTACCTGTAGTTACTTCAAGTAGTACCGCTAATGCATACGCTAGTATTCTAGCCGAAACTACAAATATTGATTTACTACCTATTGTATTACCAAGTAATACATATTCACTACGTGCTACTACTTCAGTAGCACAATCATTTGCAGTTACTGCTTTTGGAGCCAGTCTATAATGAATAATGGTATTTTTAGCGGTATTAGCTTAGGAAATATGCTAGCCGCGGGAGGCACTCTTAATTATCAGGAGTTTCTAACTAGCGGCGTATTTTATCCTCCGGCTAAACTATTAGCCAAAGGTGGTAAAGTTTTTATAGAGTTACGGGGCGGAGGCGGAGGCGGAGGCGGAGGTAGCACTAGTAATATTGGGGGTGGGG